AAAAAGACGAAAAGGAAGAAGATGCAGTCGACATTCGTGACCCTGCTACTAGATGGCTAATTAAAAAAGCACGTGCTAAGTACGCTTACGCAGAAACAGACTTAGAAGCATTTGTAAAATTCATGCAAGACGAGGTAAAAGCCGAAAAAGATAACATCCAACATAATACAGATGACATCGAACACGAAGCAGAAATAAACGTAGCCCAACAACACGGAATTGATAAGTCAAAAGAAGTAAATATCGCGCAAGAAAAACATCTTAAACGTTTGGATGCTAAAGAAAAACAAATCGACGACAAACTTGCACAATTCGACGCAGTTAAAGTTGACATCGAGATGCAACTGAAAAAAAGAGACGAAGCAACATTAAATGACGACATGTACAAATAGGAAATTAATGGAAGGATTAAATAGTTATTACGCGTTACAAGATGCAAGAAAGGAAGCAGAAAAAAATGGCAAAGATTGGGATAGTTTAAGTCAGGATATCAAAGACGACTACATTGCCAAAGAAATGAAAAAACGTGGGTACTCTAGAGGAGATTACATAGGACAAGGTTCATATAAATGGAATAAAACGTAATCAATTGTAACTTTGACCGAAATATTAAAATAGGTGTTTAATAGCATCTATTTTTTTGTTTATATGTTTATAATATGTAATTTTAAACAACCAAGGAGTTCACCATGTCATTAACATTTAACCCAGACCAAAAGAAGAAATTAGAGCACTTATTCAAAGAAGGCATTAGTATTATGTCGGAAGTAGAAGTACTTAACGAAGGATTAGCGGATACAATCAAAGCAGTTGCTGAAGAATTTGAAATTAAACCTACTGTGTTAAAGAAAGCAGTACGTGTTGCATATAAAGTAAACTTCCAACAAGCATCAGATGACTACGATGTACTAGAAACAATCCTAGAAACAGTGGGTCGCACTGATTAATGTCATACGTTGATGCAATATACGACCCACTTTCTGATATGGTGTGTGTTGCTGAACGAATAGATGGAAAACGAGTACTTTCTGAATTTAGACCTAAGTATGAGTTTTATTATGATGACCCATTAGGGAAATTTAAAAGCATTTATGGAAACCCTGTTAGTAGAGCACATGCTAGAAATAGACGTGGGTTTAGACAAGAACAAGGTGCGCACAAACATGTGCAATTATATGAAAGTGACATAAATGTAATCAATAAATGCTTAGAGGAAAATTACAAAAATAAAAACTCACCTAAATTGCATACAGTATTTTTCGATATTGAGACTGATTTCCATAAAGAAAAAGGATTTAGTCCGCCCGAAGACCCATTCAATAAAGTAACCGCAATATCGCTGTATTTGGATTGGGCTGAAAAACTAATATGTTTGGCTATCCCACCCGATGGATTGTCAGAAGATGATGCATTTGAAATCGCAAATAAATTTGAGAATACATTACTTTTCGATGATGAAAGTGAAATGTTCTCAGCATTCTTTGACTTGATTGAAGATGCAGATATTTTGAGTGGTTGGAATAGTGAGGGGTTTGATATACCGTACATGGTAAATCGAGTGACACGGATTTCCTCGATGGATGAGAATAAACGATTCTGTCTATGGGATAGAATACCAAAAACTAAAACATACGAGCGCTACGGTGCTGAAAAAGAAACATTCGCTCTTGTTGGTCGTATTCACTTAGACTACATGCAATTGTACCGAAAATACACATACCAAGAAATGCATTCGTATTCATTGGATGCAATTTCTGAGTATGAGTTGGGAGACAAGAAAATTGTGTACACGGGAACATTAGACCAATTATACAACGATGATTTTGAGAAGTTTATTGACTACTCGAGACAAGACACAATGCTATTGGCAAAAATGGATGAGAAGTTAAAGTTCATCGATTTAGCGAATGAAATCGCCCATTCAAATACCGTATCAATACCATCAACAATGGGGTCGGTTGGTATAACCGAGCAGGCAATTATCAACGAAGCGCATGAACGTGGTTTTGTCGTACCAGATAGAAAAAAGGAAGAAGAAAATAATACACAAGCAGCGGGAGCATATGTAGCATATCCAAAGAAAGGGATACACAAATGGATTGGGTCAGTTGATATCAATAGTTTGTACCCATCGGTAATTCGTGCGTTAAATATGGCACCAGAAACTATCATTGGGCAATTTAGATTGGACACAACTGATGCTTACATCAAAAGCAAAATGGTTGACCAAGTAAACAATGTAGGGAAAACATACAAAGGAAGTTCATTTGCAGGTGCGTGGGAAGGATTGTTCGGGACAATGGAATACACTGCATTGATGGAAAAAACACCAAATATAAACATTACGGTGGATTGGGTCAATGCAGAATCAACTACCCACACCACGGAAGAATTGTACTCTATCATATTTGATAACAACAGCAATTGGGCTCTAAGTGCTAATGGCACCATTTTTTCAATGGAACGTGATGGAGTCATTCCTGGGTTACTAAAACGTTGGAACGCAGAACGCAAAGAAATGCAAGCCAAAAAGCGTGAGGCGACCACACCTGAAGATAAAGCATTTTGGGATAAGCGTCAGTTAGTTAAAAAGATTGGTCTTAACTCGTTGTACGGTGCGATTCTTAACAAGTATTGTAGATTCTTTGATAAACGCATTGGGCAGTCGACAACCCTAACAGGCAGAGCAATTGCGAAGCACATGGACGCTTATGTGAATGAGTGCTTAACGGGTGTGTATGACCACATAGGCGAATGCATTATATATGGTGACACAGATTCTGCTTACTTCAGTGCTTGGCCTGTTATGGAAGAAGCGGTAGCAAACGGTGCTAAGTGGGATAAGGATATTGCGACGGCATTATATGAGAAAATTGCCGACAAGTTAAATATCAGTTTTCCACTATACATGAAAGAGGCGCATAATGTACCAACGGATAAGGGTGATATCATTAAGTGTGGGCGAGAGATTACTGGTTTAAGTGGTCTGTTTATTAAAAAGAAACGCTATGCCATCATGGTGTATGACAACGAAGGCACCCGATATGATAGCGATGGTGGACTTGGGAAAGTAAAAGCAATGGGGTTAGACTTAAAGCGTAGTGATACCCCTGCAGTGATACAGGATTTCTTGAAGAATATCCTAGATGACCTACTTTCAAATAAAGACAAAGAATATATAATCGATGAAATTTCGAAGTTTAAAATGGAATTTAAGAATAAACCTAGTTGGGAAAAGGGAACTCCAAAACGTGTTAACAAGTTAACCAAGTATTCCAAAGTTATGTTGACTGAGGTAAAGGAAAAGGCAAAGGGCAATAAAGTTATAACTATCCCAGGGCATGTTAGGGCTGCAGTTAATTGGAATAATCTCCGTATTATTAATGATGACAATCATAGTATGGAAATATCTGACGGCATGAAAACCGTTGTATGTAAATTGAAAGATAATCCATACGGGTTTAAAAGTATCGGTATACCAATCGACGAACACAACATCCCCAAGTGGTACACAGATTTACCATTTGACGATGCATTGATGGAAACCAATATGATTGATAATAAAATTGAAAACTTATTGGGAGTGTTGGATTGGGACTTGCTAAATAGAACCAATATTAATAGCACAATTAACGACCTTTTTGATTTTGAATGAACCTTTAAGTTATTTCGTAAAGTATAAAAATACATTAACTGATATACTCATTGATGATGTGAAGTTTCGGATGGATGAATCCATGTCAGTAGCAATTAATATTGCGAGTAAATCTGACGTTAGTGATTTTTATACACAAAAGTTAACAAAGCAACGAGAAAAAATATTATCTGAACTTGACAAATTTAATAGTGTCTTAGTTGACATGAAAAATAATGCAGACAAGTTCGTCAAAGAGCAGGAATCTTCATATTTGTCAAAAAGTTATCAAATGTATGAAGATGATGAAGTAGATAGTACAAAGTATATATTAGAACGAAGTTTATTCCAATCATTAATATACAAAGATGATATAAAAAAATACCTTATTAGTAGAATATTAAAACATAGTGATTGGAAACATGCGGGTATGTTTATTCGTCCAGAACATGGGACATACGTTGATGAAATGACTTCATCTGACCCACTATACATCGTTGATGAGCATATAAACTTGTTCTCACCAACCAAATTATTGTGGAATGAACAATATCAATCACGTGTACGTTATAAAA